AGGAATTTATTAGGTAGATCTAAACAATCCTCTTTTAAAACTCTGTATGAAAATTTATCTAACTTACTGTTTAACTCATCCAGTCTTGTGTATCCAGTAATAAGTTTAAAAGAATGACTACCAACATTTCTGTCGACCATTAAAGCGTAACGATTACGAAAAGTGTAATAAGAAGAAAAGTCCAAGTACAATGGATCAAGGAAATAACATTGTGTATACAAATCTAACGGTGATTTAGTTACAGGAGATCCTGTTAATATTCTACGATACTTTGCATAATCTCTTAATTTTAAAACATTCTTTGTTCTAGATGCAGTGGGTGATTTAATGGTGGTAGACTCATCTATTGCCATTAAACAAGAGTGAGCTAATAAAAATCTTTTAGCGATATCTAAACCTTTTTTTGTGCTAAAAGCCTCAATATTCATTAAAAATATAACTAACTCTTCATCGTGTTTAAATAACTTTTGATTTTCTTTTTGTTGTTTTTTCGTTGTGGCGGGAGACCAAGTAACAATATTATACAATATGTGATCCGGCACATGTGTTGGTATTTCTTGTTTTTCCCAGTTTCGATAAACACCCTTTGGTGCTATAATTAACGCCGCATTTATTTTTCCTTTATCATAAAGCATAGCAATATTATCAACTAAAACTTTAGACTTACCTGTGCCCATTTCCATAAATAAAGCGTAGTTTTCTTTATTGTGACAAAAACCTAATGCTTTTATTTGATGCTCGTATGGCTTTGTTTTAAACTTATAATCCATAACTAACTCTTTCTTTAATTCTTAAAATAAAAATAATACTTGCAAAAGTATTTGTCAATCTCTATATTAAAAAGTAGAAGTAAGAATGACTGTATATGTAATACAAGAAGTAGCGGGTAGAAACGTTTTAAGTGCTGAAAAATACGGCAAGTTAGAACTTTTATTACCTGAAGGTTCTCAGTTAGTCCTGAGCACTGGACCTACTGTTAGACGTTTGAATAAAAAGTTAAAAGACTTTTGTGACGACGACTACTTATTATTAATAGGAGATCCTTCTATTATAGGTATTGCTTGTGCTGTCGCCGCGAGTTATAATCGCGGAAGATTTAAATGTCTTAAGTGGGACAAACGTGAATATAAATACTATCCAATTGAGGTAAATTTATATGAGAAGGGAGAGATAGATGAATAGTTTGTTAGATAACATGGAAGCAGATGTTTCAAGACCTACTATAGGTGATAATTCTTTAAAAGAAGTTTCTGATCTTTGCACTGAATTAGCAACAGAGCAAAATGAATATGAAGAGTTAGAAAAAATGTTGAAAGACAAAGCTAAAAATATTCGTAAGTTATCAGAAGAAATAATTCCTGCTAGAATGGCGGAACTAGGTTTAGAAAGCTTAACTTTAAAAGACGGTTCACAAATTAAAGTGAAACAAAAAGTTCAAGCATCTATACCAGTAAGATTTCGTGGAGAGGCTTTTCAGTGGCTTCGCGATAACGGACATGGCGACTTGATTAAGAATCAAGTATCTGCTACGTTCGGTAAAGGCGAGGACGTAACTGCTAATGAATTTATAGATAAAATTCAGCAGCTAGGTTATGATCCTCAACAAAAACTATGGGTAGAACCTATGACGTTAAAAGCTTTTGTAAGAGAGCAGATTAACGAAGGTAAGGAGATACCTATGGAAAAGTTCGGAGTCTTTGTTGGCGCCGAAACCAAAATAAGTAAAAAGTAAAATGTACATAGGAGGTACAAAATGGCAAATGCAAACGCAGCGCAGAACGTTGCAAAGAAAGAAAGTAAACTACCTACGATCGCTTTAGAGACTATGGAATTGGACGCATCAAGCGGCCTTGAAAATATCTCACAAGATGATCTAGCAACACCAAGACTAAAAGTCTTGATGCAACTTTCTCCAGAATTGGAGGAAATTGAAAATGCGAAAGCTGGAATGATTTTTAATACAGTCACAAATGATTTGTATGATGGATCAAAAGGTATTCGTGTTTTACCATGTGCGTATCAACGTCAATACGTTGAGTGGGCTGATAGAGGACAAGGATCGGGAGCACCGATAAATGTCTTTGATGCTTCCAGTGACATCTTAACCAAAACTACAAGAGATGATAATAATAAAGATCGTCTTGAGAATGGTAATTATGTTGAGACTTGTGGTAATCATTATGTGTTATTAGTGACAGATGATGGTGACGCAACTCCTGCATTGATTACTATGAAAGCTACTCAATTAAAAAAGAGTAGAAAATGGAACTCGATGTTACTTAACTTAAAACTTAAAGGTAAGAACGGATTGTTTACTCCTCCGTCTTATAGTCATTACTATAATTTAAAAACAGTTAAAGAAGGTAATGATAAAGGTAATTGGTATGGTTGGGAGATCTCAAGAGAAGATACTTTACAAGATGCTAATTTATACTCCATGGCTAAAACTTTTGCTGAAAGCGTAAGCAAAGGTGAAGTTAAAGTTAAATATGAACAGGAAGCTGCTACATCGGAGCAAACTCCTTTCTAATGCTACGGGGCGGGCAACCGCCCCTTTTATTTTATGGAAGACAGAGTAAAAAAATTTAAAAATATTTTTTATGGCTTAGACAGAGCCTATGGTCAGTATGTAAGCGATGGACAATCTGTAAATGGTAAGGCGTCTGGTAAAGCTTTTATATTAAAGCAACCTGTTAATGATCAGTTATGGATAGATCATATAAATGGAAAAGATCCTAGTTTAGGCATTATACCTATAAGAGATGATTCAAATTGTATATGGGGTTGTATAGATATAGATACATATCCTTTAGACTTTAAAAAAATAATTAAAAAGATTAGAAAACTAAATCTACCATTAGTTATGTGTAGATCAAAAAGTGGTGGTGCTCATATATTTTTATTTTTAAAAGAACCAACACAAGCAAAAATAATTAGAGATAAATTAATAGAATGGTCTGGTTTAATAGGCTATGCTAATTGTGAAGTATTTCCCAAACAAATAGAAATAAAAGCAGATAGAGGAGATACAGGTAATTTTTTAAATCTTCCTTATCACGGTGGAGATGATAGTATGAGGCATGCTTTCAACGATGATGGTGATGCAATTAATTTAGATGAATTTTTTATTTTATATGAAAAGCATAGTATTGGACGATCTGAACTAAAAGATTTTAAACCTAACATTGAAAGACAAATAAATGAATTAGATGACGGTCCACCTTGTCTTGCTACTCTTATGTCTCAAGGTATACCGGAGGGAGGAAGAGATAATACTTTGTATCAATACGCAGTTTATGCCAAAAAGAAATGGCCCGACCAATGGAAAGATAAGATAGATGAGTTTAATCATAAGTATATGGAAAGACCTCTTAGCTCAGCACAAGTTCAAAAAACAATTACGCAACACGAAAAAAAAGATTATCAATATAAATGTAAAGATCAGCCTATGTGTTCTGTTTGCTCACCAATACAATGTCGTGCAAAACAATTTGGCATAGGTAATTCTTTTGAACATCAAGTTAGTGATTTAACAAAGTTTGAAAGTGATGAGTCCACTTGGTTTTTAAACATAGACGGCAGAAGATTAAAATTATCAACAGAACAATTGTATGACCAACACCGATTTAGAAAAGCTTGTTTGAATGAAATAAATATTTTACCAAACATCATGAGACCACAAGATTGGGATAGTAGAATACAATCTTTGTTAGAAGTTGTTGAGGTTATACAGATGCCTCATGAGATCACAAAGACAGGTAGGTTTGAAAATTTATTAGAAAGATTTTTAGAAGATCAAGGCGAAGCAGAACACATAGATGAAATAGAAATGGGTAAAGCTTTGTTTGAAGAAAAAGAATATATAGACACAGTTAAAGAAGGTGGTGTAGAAAAAGAAGTTAAAGTACAAAAAATGACAGCTTTCTTTAGATCTGATTGGCTACAAAAGTTTTTAAAGAAAAATGATTTTAAGGATTTTAGCACAACAGAAATGACGGCACATATTAGAAATAAATTAGGTGGTGGGGATACAAGACGTAAAGTAAAAAACAAAACTACATACTTGTGGTATTTACCTTGGCAGAAAAAAAGTGATGATGAGTTTAAAACTCCAGACATGAGAGAGGAGGCTCCGTTTTGAGAAATATAATATTTGGACCACCAGGAACAGGAAAGACCACACATTTGCTTCGTATCGTTGAAAAAGAATTACGAGAAAATAAAGTATCACCAGATAAAATAGCGTATCTAGCGTTTACAAATCAAGCTGCTGATGAAGCTCTATCAAGAGCTATTTCTCAATTAAATTATAGTACAAAAGATTTTATGAATTTTAGAACGTTACATAGTTTAGCTTATAGAGAATTACATTTAAAAGAAGAAAATATTATGAGTGATGAGGATTATAGAGTTGTATCCGATAAACTACAAATTAATTTAAGTAATCCTAATAAAAATATGGAAACTTATGGTGCAGGGTTTCCCGATGATATTTTTATGAAAGTTATAGACGGTGCGAAAGTTAGAGGTTTAACAACAGAAAATTTTTTTCACGATCCTAGCGTGGGACATTTAGAAGGTGGTTGGTTAAAATTAAAATACATAGACACTGCATTAAGTCAGTACAAATCAGATAGAAACAAATTTGATTTAACTGATTTAATAGTTCAATTTAACAAAAAACATTACGATACCATACCTAAGTTTGATGTTGTAATAATAGACGAAGCACAAGATTTAAGTTGGTTGCAATGGAAAATGGTAGAAAGGATTATAGAGAATAGTAAAAGAGTTTATGTTGCAGGTGATGATGATCAAGCTATTTATCGTTGGGCAGGGGCCAGACCAGAATATTTAATTAATATGGAGGGAGAGAGAACAGTTTTAAATAGATCTTATAGATTATCTAAATTAATTCATCGTCATGCAAATAAATTAATTACAAGAATAACTGACCGAGTAGAAAAAGAGTGGACGTCTAGAGATGATCACGGTGAGGTAAACATACATCCGATTGAACAGTTGCAAAAAATGAAAGAGGGTCAGTGGCTTATCCTGGCAAGAGATAGATATAGATTAGATAAATTAGAAGAAGATTTAAAAATTTATGGTTATTATTATAAGCGTGGAGATAAAACTTCCATAAATAAAAGAATACATGAAGCTATTTTGGCATGGGAAGATTTACGAAAAGGTAAAGAAATAGGTGTAAAAGAGATAAAAAGTTGTTATGCTTATATTAAGACAGGAGAGGGTATTGAAGCAGAACACAAAGCTATGAAGAAAGCAGATAAAGAAAAATTATATAATTATGAAACTTTGAAAAAAGATTATGGACTAAAAGTAGATAAAGAGTTACCGTGGTTTAAAGCTTTGAAAAATATACCGCCATCAAAATCTATTTATGTAAGAGCAGTTTTACGTCGTGGTGAGAACATAAGACACGAACCACGGATCAAGTTATCAACAATACATGGATCAAAAGGTGGAGAGTCAGATAATGTCATGTTGTTGACTGATCTATCTCGTAAAGCAGACGATGAATATTGGAGACATAGAGATTCCGAAAGAAGAGTTTTTTATGTGGGTATGACTCGTGCAAGAAACATTTTAAACATAGTTCGATCGCAATCGGACAGAGAATTTTCGGAGGTATTTTAATGTCATTTGTAAATGTTGTTATTAAACAACTTGATATAACTATTAAACAGATTTCTAAAGTCAGAGCAGAGGGTACAAAACTTCGACGTGATGATTTAGATAAAGCCGTGAAAGTTTTAAAAAAAGATTTAGAACAATTACGTCTAGACTTACAACAACTAAGGGAGAAAGAAGATGCAAAGTGAAAAATGCTTACAAGAGGCAATAAGATTAGTAACGGGGCCTAGAGCACATGATTATGGTGATAAGACTATTACGCATTGTAATATTGCTGCTTTATGGAGCTCTTACTTAGGAAAAGATATTTCCGCTCACGATGTAGCTATGTGTATGTTGTTACTGAAGGTTGCTAGAATAAAACATAAAGCAACACCAGACTCGTACATAGATATTGCGGGATACGCCGCGATAGCTGCTGAAATAGAAAAAGAAGACTAATGACTCAAATGCCTTTGTTTCAGCCACCTAGCGAGTGGACGCCACCTGAAAAGGTGCCTGATTTATCAGAGGCAAAAGAGATAGCCATAGACTTAGAAACCTGTGATCCTAATATTAAAACTATTGGACCAGGTTGGCCTAGAGGGGACGGATACATTGCAGGTATAGCGATAGCTGTGGATGGTTGGAAAGGTTATTTTCCTATTCGCCATGAGGGCGGTGGTAATTTTGATGAAAAGATTGTTAAACGACAAGTTAAAAAAATTATGGAATTGCCTTGTGATAAAATATTTCATAATGCAAGTTATGATGTGGGGTGGCTTCGTTGGTGGGGAGTAGAAATAAAAGGCAAGATTATTGATACTCTTATCGCCGCTCCACTTATAGATGAAAACAGATTTCGATACTCGCTAAACGAGTTAGGTAAAGATTATCTAAAAGATACTAAGTCAGAGGCTTTATTATACGAGGCCGCAAAGGAGTGGGGCGTTGATGCAAAAGCAGAGATGTGGAAGTTACCGCCTATGTATGTGGGTCCTTATGCAGAACAAGATGCTGATTTGACGTTAAGGTTATGGCAATTTTTTAAAGTAGAATTAATTAAGCAAGAGTTGTCTAGCATCTTTGATCTCGAAACCC